GATACAAATCCCTGTCTTGTCGTTTGTGTTGCAGACATGATGGGTACATTCAACTCAACAGCCAATCCCCTCATCTCCTCTGCAATACCCTTGATGTAAGTATATGAATTGACATTGCTGCCGTATCTGAAACGACTGGATGCACATATGTTAATATAATCTATGAAGATAATGTCTGGTCGAAATTGTTTCTTCAACAACAGTTCATTGTGTAATGCTCTGAAATGTCCACAGTGTGCAGACGCTGTAGGATACTCTTTGATGATGAGCTTCCCTTCTGTTTTCTTTTGAATCTTCTCGATCCTCGTTTCAAACATTCGCCGAGAAAGATCGTGCAAATCTTCTAACGAAACATTCATCAAGTTGGCATCAATTCGTTCTGCTATCTTCTTCTCAGCCATCTCTAATGAGATATACAATACATTCTTATTTTGTAACATAGCAGATGCTGCTACATGACACATGAACAATGATTTACCAACACCCGTTCCAGCCAAACAAATGTTTAATGTCTTGGGTGGCAACCCACCTTTTGTTATCTTATTAAAAAAATCTAAATCAAACGGAATCTTATCTTCGACTTCGTGATAATAGTCATAGCGTTCTTGAGCTTGTTCCATATAGTCATGGCCGATATGAGTATCAAATGATACTGCCAATGCATCAGATAAAATAGTTGGAATAGCGTCAGCTGTCTGATCTTTAGACTTCCCATCGATGATGTGGATGCCGTCGAGGATAGCATTATAGATTGCTTTATCCTTACAAAACTTCTCGGTCTCATCTAACAACCACTGTTCGTCTACTTTAGACGGCACAAATTTAATGAGGTATTCTTGAATAGTTTTATATTGTTCTTCTGTTTGTGAAGCTTTCTGAATATCAATATTCAAAGCTTCCACATCTGGAACAGACTTATACTTATCTACATATTCAGCTACTGTCTGAAAGACAGTCTTTTCTGTAAAGTCTGTAAAGTATTCCGCCTTTAGAAACGGAATAACTTTCCTGGTATAATCCTCATTAAAAATGAGGTTATTCAGTATCGTCGTTTCTATTCTCTGTGTTAAACTCAACTTGGTCATGCTCTAAACTTTCTTCAATAATGTTTAATAATATATCACCAGCAACAGCTGCAAACTCACCAGTATCTAAATCTTCATCAGTGGGATTTTGTACCACATTGTACTCAAAAGACAAGGGCAATTTCTCTGCCATCGCCGGATCGACCATGTGACCATAGTCATCATAGATCGGAAGCTTAACATTTCTGTATGTCCACACCACACCCGAATACTTGCCCTCAGCGACTCTGTAGCCGTGCTCTTGCGTTTCTTTGTGTGTAACGTAGTGATAACTAGGGTGTTTACTAGGCATAATGACAATAAGAATTAATGAGATACTTCATCCCAGACATAGGTTTTCTACCTGCGTGGACCCAAGGCCACATCGGAGGAAACATTAACAATCGTCCTCTCTTAGGTTTTATTTGAAATGGTATGTGTGTACCTGGTTTATAAGTATCAATAAATTCTGTCTCCCCTCCTTCTTCTACATCATTAAGATATATAAAAAAGGATAGAAATCTTCGAGAAGAATTATGGTCTATTACATCCACATGAGGATCAAATCTATCATAATCATTAGCCAAATATCGTTTTATTCTTATTGCTTCATACCCATAAGTTTCAGGCCACATCTTCTTGCCTATCTTACAATCTATCTTGTAGTGCATAATGTAATCTTGAAAAACTTCCAACATACCCTTTTGAACAGACTCCCATTCTTCATGGTCTACTAATATAATCTGCTCAAATGATATCCGATCATCACCATCTTCCTGATGGACTGTTTTATAATACTCGTGGGAGTCCTCAAACTTTTCTATGAGTAGCTTACAAGATACTTCATCTATTACATCATCATAAACTCTAATTAGATTATCAGCCATTTACCATTTCTCCAAAGGACAGAATGTTTCTTTCCATAAAGTCTTAGCTGGCATAAAACAACCACACTCTTTACATAGTTTAAGCTTACTATTATATCTCTCACACTCTTTACATATTGTCATTCTAGTTTCAGCTAAATCCAAATGTTCCTCTTGCCATTCCCCAATTTCATTAATTAGTTCTTCTGCTTTCACCCCAACCCATTCAGCATAAACTTTTAGTCTACCCATACTTGAATTTTTTATATACTTCAAATTCCAATTTTGCCATTACTTCTTCTGTGAAGTATGTTTCTGGATCATTGTTGATCGTCTTACCAAATTGTTTTGTTCCGTCAGGCAATTCTATACGAGTCGATACTGCTTTAAATATACCAGTTTCTACAGCTAAATCTAACAGCCCATAGTATCTATCAAGTCCTTTTGTATATGACAACCTAACATCTACCATCTGGTTCTCTTTTGTTAACCTAGACTTGTAGGTTTTGCAATGTATGATATTACCAATCACCTCTGTACCATCTTTCTCTTTCTTCTTAGAGAGATAAATGATCTGTGAAGCAGCATACTTGAGTCCTGAACCACCGCCCATTTCTTTCTGTGGGAACATAGAACCAACTACATCATAAGTGTGATTAGTCAGTATCAATGGTACACCTAGTTTACCTAACTTCAAAGTAAGAACTCTAAAGGTAGCCTTGACAATCTGGGCTCTCGTCATATCCCTGGTTTCTTTTCCCGCTTCTGTATCTTCTATCTCTTTCGTTGTAGATAGCATTCCCAGACTGTCAAGACAAATTATTAAAGGTTTCTGTTCTTCATCATCTTCATAAGCTTCTAATACCGCTAACACCTGATAACGAAACTCTTGTACAGTTGTCACAGGTAGTATCACCATCCTTGAAGAATCTATACGACGTTCCTCAATCATATCTTTAGTGATAGCCGACTCACTCTCAAAGAAAACTACATTGCCATCAGGATTATCTTCCAGAAAAGTTTTACATACACCTAAGACAAAAAATGTTTTGCCCGTCGCCGATTCACCAGCGAGGGCAGTAATCTTGTTCTGAGGTAACCCACCATAAAGGCTACCGGAACAAAGAGCATTAAAAATAAAACTCCCAGTATCGACATAACCAGACACATCAGCAGTAGCAAGACCGTCGCTAACAATTGTACCATACTCGTTTCCTGTTTCCTTAATTACATTCTTCAAGAAGTTCGACATCTTTCACCCTCTCATAATCTGAAATGCAGATAGCATAACCTGCAATCTTATCTCTATTATTATACACCATTTTCTTTACGTCGTCAAGAGCCTCGTATGGTAATGTTATAGTTTTTCGTACTCCCCTACTAATATATACCGTCACTAACATTTCGATAATACTTTCGTATATACCGACTCTGCTATTGCTTTCATCATCAACGAAGGTACCATCCTCCCACATCGTTCTGCTTGTTGATTAAAAGTTCCCGTCAATTTAAAATCTTCTGGTAACGATGTTATACGTTTTAATTCTTTTATAGTAAATTTTCTATTCTCATTCCAATGAAGAGCGCCAGCCGTATTAACTGATGACCCCATAGCTGTTATCGTTGGCGACGGAAGATACTGTGAAGTTTTCTTAACACTAAAATGATAGTTCTTTCTGTTCACATCTTCTCCGCTCATAATTCTTGTAGGATTTTGTGGAAAGTTAATCCCTGTATCTTTATGATATTTTGTTCCTTCCCACTTCTCTGTTAACCAAGAAACTTCTTTTGGATCATTTTCTATATCTTCTAAAGCTTCTCCCAAAGTAATTATTTCTCCACCCCCTGTCGGAAACACACTATGAATATTCATAAAAGTCAATCCTATTTGAGCAGTAATGTCCTTTCGTACTGCTATAAAAATAGTCCTCTCTCTAGACTGAGGTACTCCATAATGTTTTGCATTTAAAACCTTTGAACTTACATCATATCCAATCTTCTCAAACTCATTTATAATTTTATGGTAGTATTCTTTGGCCTCACCCATAGTCAATCCTTTAACATTCTCTCCAACTATAACTTTAGGCTGTATCTGTTCTGCCACTCGAAGAAATTCAAAAAATAAATCTTCAATATTTTCTACCATCTGATCATCAGAATATTTTTTAGTCTTACCATAACCCTTACTATGTTTTCCACCTTCGTGAGTATAAGCTCTTCCTGCTATACTAAAAGCAGAACACGGGGGAGAACCATCTAATAAATCTAACTCTCCTACTTTTAATCCTACCGGATTTAATAAATCTTCTCCAGTTAATTTTTTAATGTCATCTGGAATGATGAGAGTATTGGGATAATTTTCTCGATAAGTAGTTCGAGCCTCCTCTACAAACTCATTGATTGCTAAAATATGTCCACCTGCCAAACGATACCCTGTAGACGAACCTCCACCTCCAGCAAATGTGGAGATGACCTTAAATAAATGTTTACTTTCTGCAATACTTACGTCTTGCATTTTATATGGTGAATATTTCATAATTCTTTATTCATAATTCATATAAAGTAGGTTAATAACAACCCTCACGTTTTCATCCGTACAAGTAGTTCCTGTATGTTTCGTATTAACTGGAAATGTAACAAGCCTATTTTCTAAACTTTCCACTTTCGTTCCATCTTTAAACTTCGTATAACCATTATTAGTATTAACATAAAAAATAGATGTAGTTAATGGTTTCTTTGGCGGTTCTATATCAGTATGCAACTTATTCTCTATTATCTCTGGCGTTTTTGTTAAGAGATTAGCTTTGATGCGGTCCAACACACCATCACCAATAATAGGTTCAAATAATATTTCATACCAGTCATTAAAAAAACCGCTCATGGGCTTATTATATCTATAAAAAGTATGAGTAAACTGAAACTTACCTTCCTCCTCCTCATCATTATCTATTACAGGATTATAGAACCACCCAAAATCTGGACCTAACATCGTACTCTGTAAATGTTTAAACTTTTCCTTTGATAAAAAATCGTCAACTACTTTATAGTGATTTGATAATTCTATATCTACAATTTTCATCCAAACAAATGCTCCAGGGTTGTCGCCGTTCCATAACTACGATCTACATTCCAATGTATCT